GAACCGACAGAGCCGTCAGTAATATCTTCAACCGTACAGACATCAACTGTTTCAACAACTGTACCTAAGACTACAGTACCAAAGGCAGTTAAAGATTTGGTAGACAAGGGTGAAATCAAGGTCGACAAAGACGGCAACATCACAGACAAGAATGGTAAGAAAGTCGAAGTAAAAGACGGCAAAGTAGAAGTAAAAACCGATGACGGCAAGACAGTTACAGTTAAGGTTAACGATGTAAAAACTACGGTATCTAACAAAAACAACGGCAATAAGGGTAACACCGAAAAGAAAGAAGATACTAAGAAAGACAACACTTCTTCAAAGGCTGATACTAAGAAGGACAACAGTTCTTCAAAAGTAAATACTTCAAATAACAACCAGAAACCAGCGAAGCCAAGCAACTCTTCAAGTAATAACCAGAAGCCAGCTAAGCCGAGTGAGTCATCAAAGACTGAAACACCTACAGAAAAGCCAAAGCAGAAGGTATGGGTAGATGACTACAAGACAGTACACCACGAAAGAGAGTGGATTGTAACTGGTACTCACGAGGAACCAGTATATGAAACAAGATGGGTAAATGTTTGCAATGATTGTGGTGTACAGTTAGCAGATGCCAACTTCAGAAGAGAGCATCTCCTTTGGGAAGCGGATAACGGTGGTAGAGGTTCATATCATGCTGAAGAGCAGCAGGTTCAGGTAGGCACAAAGACAGTAGAAGACGGCTATTGGAAAGAAGCTTATGACGAGAAAGTCAAAGACGGCGGTCACTGGGAATACAGATAATTAAATTCGATAACAAGTATAAAATCGATATAAATCCTTTAAGTTATTGGGAAGAGAGGGTTCTTTATGAGCCCTCTTTTTCTATGCTAAAAATAAATATTATACTAAAGAAGGTATTTAACTTAATTATGATATACGGTATAATATAAACATATTAAAGGAGATATTTATATGAAAAGTTATAACCCCGAAGAGGGTAATTATGATATGTGAATGCTCTGTAATCAACAAAATAAAAAAAGAGGTTAAGCATTAGAAAAAATTGCTTAACCTCTTTGTTGTTTTAATAATAAAAAATCTTTTGTGCTACGGTGTAATAAAATTTTAAAATATATTATCTTGTTTCTCAAAATCGGCAGGCAAACTAAAATGACAGTAAGTTTGACTGCATTTTATCTTGTTTTAACTTAATTCAAAATTACTCAACTGAATTTTTGAAATCTCAAAAACCCAGTGTTTAAGCCACTTTTAAGGCATTTTAAGTAATTTTGACAAAAAATAAAAGGTGGTTAAAAAACCACCTTTTTGGTCGAGGTGAAATGCTTTGCTGTAATGAAGAACTTTATCTCGCCAATGCGGCTTGTTCGTATTCAAACTCTCATCAACGCTCTCCCTAAAAACAGTCCACAGGACTGTTTTTACCTTCGTTTTTTCGCTAACGCTCGAAACTTGGCACGGTCGCCTTCAAGTCCTGCCACCTCAACCGTATTATGTAAAAAATAAAAACAGGTCACATTTTTTATTGTGACCTGTATGGTCGAGGTGACAGGACTTGAACCTGCGGCATCTTGGTCCCAAACCAAGCACTCTACCAAACTGAGCTACACCTCGAAATGTTGTTTAATAACAACAGCTTAATTATTATATACCATATTTTCGGATTTGTCAACATAATTTTCGCTTTTTATTCAAAATTAATTCAAATATTTTGAAAATCACCATAAGACAGACCGAAAATGTGGTACAAAACAGCCGTCCCTGCATAAGAAACGGCTGTTGGTGCAGGTAACTTGCAAAGGGGATAGGAATGGGGAAAATGGGGGATTTTGTTAGCTATATGTAAGCTACGGAGCATAATTATGAACAATTCAGGATAATATAAGACTATATTTTGTTGATTGCGTTCACCAATTCTTTGGGGTTAACGTGGGTATAAACCTTTTCGGTCAAGTCCATTTTCGACTTGTGACCGACTATTTTTTTGATGATTGTGTGGTTCACATTTGCCGAAACAAGCATTGAAATGCAGGTATGTCTTGTTTCGTGTATGGTGTGGTCTAAACCTAAATCGTTTTGCAGAGGTGTCCAGTAGTTGCGTTTAAAGTTATCGTATTTCAGCGGCTTGCCATTGGTGTTATTCAGAACATATCCACATTGAGAATCGCTGATGAATTTCTGCCAAAACGGCAGTACTTTGTCTGCTATAGGCACGGTTCGTACACCTGAATCGGTCTTTGAACTCTCAACAAAGAAAGTCTGTTCGTCAAGGTTTACATTTGAAATTTTTAGGTCGAGCAATTCGGACACACGCACTCCCGAATAAATCAGCATAAGCACTATTTTTACCGAATCAAGATTTGAATATTCCCACAAAAGATTTATTTCGCTTTCCGAAAACTCCCTGCGTGCTCGTTTTGTTTCATCTGACTTGGCATTGATTTTCAATTTTTCTGCAAGATTGTTATGGAGCATATCGTGAAATATGCAGTATTCGTAGATTTTGTTCAACAGAATTTTAATTCGCCTAACCGATTGATAACCGTTGTTGCAGTTGTCGAGAACTCGTTGCATATCAATGGTTTTTATATCGGACATCTTGCGATTGTATAACATTGAGCATTGTTTGTATGCCGCATTATACTGTCTTTTGGTGTTCGGATTTGTGTCTTCGGTGATGAACTCCTTGTACCAAAGTTCATGAATTTCTGAAAAAGTGCGTCTTGCCGAATCAACATCAAACGGGTTTTGATTGTAATCAGCAAGAGCGTTCAGAGCTTTCGGCTTGTTGGGAAAGTAGCCTATAACTCTGCGTTCCTGATTGCGTGTTTCTTTGTTGTATCCTATTGTCACGCAGGCAACCCACGGATTGCGCCTGTTTCCGCTCAGCTTATAAACAGAGCCGTAGCCGTTAGGCAGTTTCATTTTATACACTCCTTTTGCTTAAAAAAGGGTGCAAAAATCCCCTGATATTCAAAACTTGAAAAATTCAGGGGAATATGATACAATATTGTAGCGTTATAATATCGCATCATCTGCACCCTGTGTAGGTGATTCCGCTCTGTTCGAGTTCCAGTCGAGCAGGGCGGATTTTTTATTTAATTCTTATTTGCTACGATAAGTTTAACCTTAGCATTATACTGGGCTGTATATGTTGTATCGCCGTCTTTATTTTCGTGTTCATCATAATGCTCTGCGATTGTAAAATCTTTGATACCAAGTATGCGTTCTTGATTTTCTTTTACGAAAGTAACATCTTCCGTGTGTAGATTGCCTACATCCATTCCATTTACAAGAATTCTGATAGCAGGATTGCCCTGATAATCATATTCTTGCATACTAACATTAAGAGTTTTGCCGGCACTCTTATCAGTTTTAAGTTTTTTCAAGATTTTCTGTCTGCCGTTAAAAGTAACGCCTGCAACTTTACATACCTTTGTATGCGATTTACCGGTTTCAGGTTTTGCATTTGTTTGCGGTTGTGGTGTCGGCTGTTTTGGTTTAAACAATTTAGAGAGTAATCCCATTATTTTGCCTCCTTATTTTTATATTGACAAATACTATCAATAAATGTACAATAAAATATAAAGAGGTTAGTGCCTTTTTATCTCTATTTTTGACCGCTCATAGTGCCAGCTGTGGGCGGTCTTTTTCATTTATTCTATTTAATCGGCAGACCATGGCTGTCGGTGTATGGTGCTGTGGCAACGGTTTGACATGGGATTATTCCAAATTATATTCCTGTTTGATTGCGTCAATTTTATTTTGCAAATCTTTTTTGCCTGATGAGGAAACACGGCGGATTCCTTCTTCAAGCTTTTCAATGGCTTTTTCGGGGTTGTTTTCTGCAAGATAGAGGTCGGCGTAGAGTTCATAAACATCTGTTCGTGTAGGGTTAGCCTCCTGATAGCCGTCAATCAGCTGTTCAGCTTTTGAATAATTCTTGCTGTCAATTGCGGTATTTATATTGTTCACAAGATTTGCGTTGTAAACAAATGCAAAAACGACTATGGCAATTACAATAGGCACGCCGATGATTATGCCCAATTTTACCATTTTTTTGTTCTTTTCCTTTTTAATACGGGTGAGTTCAGTTTGATAGTCACCGTAATTCATACCGCAGTTCGGGCAAACATTTTCGTTGTATTCAAGCATATGACCGCACTTGCAACGCTTTTGCTTCATCTTGTTTATCTCGGTATTTATCTGAAAAATAACAGGGGTATATTTGTTGTTAATCTGAGCCGCCTCGGTTCTTCTTCTCTGCTCATTGGCAATTTTGAGAGCCTTGTCAAGCTCGTTTTGCTTACGGGTGTTGACTGCCCCTAAAATCCTGCTGAGGTAGCTTCTGTGTTCATCGGGAGAAAACGAGTACAAATCATCGAGCAATGAACTGTTAAATTCAATCTTGCCTGCCATAAAGCCGAAAAGGTTCATCTTGACAAGGTTTTCATTTGATGAATCGAGCTTGCAAATATCTTCGCTGTACTTATATGCCTTTGCATAATCGCCGTTATTTGCCGCATTGTTTACCAAATCTTCAAGTGCCTTTATTTTGTCATTTTTATCAATTCTGCGTTCGGTAATGAAATCCTTAATAAGAATTTGAGTGCCGCAATATTTGCAGTTGGTTTTCATCTCTGTAGAATTAACTTCGAGCTGACTGCCGCAATTCGGGCAGTTTAATGTTATAAGTGAATTGTTTGCCATAGTTTTACCTCTCTGTCTTTCAAGTTGTTTGACTTCACTACTAGAAAGCGGTTTATCTAAATCTTCAAGCTCCGGAAAATGCACACCAAACGAGATAGCTCTGTCACAATGAGGACATCTGCCAATGACAAGATCCTCGGGAATAGTCATCATAGAAGGGTATTTATCGGATGTACCGCTTATTGAATAAATTTTGCCGTTACCGTATTTTGAACAGTAATTGCAGCCTTTTGCAAACATCTGAAAGGTGTCGTTATTGTATTTCTTACAGCGTTTTAATGTATAAGCTAAAGTGTTTTGTTCCTTACCCATTACAATCACCCTAATTCATATTGCATTAGCCTCAAGTTCGTTATAAACAACAGGCTCATAATCATAAAAATGTTCTGATTTAATATGTTTTAATTCGTGTTTTGTTGCTTTTTGCTGAACAGCATGACTTAATAAAATATTTATGTAAACATTGAAATTACCGTCTGAATCCACAACAGTAACACCTTTTACAGTCAGCGGCAGTTCGATTCCTCTAATATAAATATCGCCCAATAATCATTCATCCTTTTGCAATGCCTCAATGATACGAACAGCTTTTTCAACATCTTCTTTTGTAGCACCTTTTGCAAGGCTGAACAGCATACGCATTTCACTTCTGTTTTTGAGTTCTTCAAGGTATTCCTGAAGCTCTATATCATCAGTAAGTTTTGATGTTGCGTGTTCTTCCGTTAGATCCGATTTAAGTATTCCAAAATAATCTGCAAGCATTTGCATTTTATCTACTCGTGGATACTTCTTTGCATTTGCCCAGTCTGAAACTGTTGAGGCTGTGATTTTTAAGTCTGAAACAATATCAGCCTGAGTTTTATTATTTATGGCAAGATAATAATTGAAATTTTTAGCGAATATCTTTTTGTTCATTTCACTGTTATCTGTCATATTGAACACCTACCTTTTATTTATCTAAATCATACACTAAAAGCGTAAAAAAATCAAGGTATTTTTAAAAATATTTCGTTTTTAGCTTGACATTACGCTTTTAGCGTGATATTATTAGAGCTGTAAGGAGGTGACGAAATGCTCAACACTAAAGTTAATTATCCTAAAATCACACTTGCGGCGGCAAGAGTAAATGCAGGATATTCGCAGAAAGAAGCCGCTTCAAGACTTAAAATCAATGAAAGAACTCTTCAAAACTACGAAAGTGGTGCTAATGTTCCTGACTGGGATATGGTTCATAAAATCGGTGAACTTTACGATTTCCCGATTGATTTTATTTTTTTTGGCTCTGAATTACGCTTAAAGCGTGATAAAGCTAATAACTAAACCAACACCCACACAATCAATAATACCACAATCGCAGTCCCATTAAACGGACTTTGCTGAAAAGAGGTGAAGAAATGAACGAGCTTGAATATGAAAAAAAGCAACACCGCTATTGGCATACAGCCTTTTGCATAGCAATGTCGCTTTTGTCTGCAACTTGGGCAGGTATTATATTTTGGGTTTTAGTTCCGTAGGGAAGGTGGAAAAATGTGTTTGAAATATATCTATTAGGAATTATCGGGATTGCACTTGAAATAACTGCTTTGGTTTATACATTTGCATACAAAAATTCAAAGTATGTCATATCAATGTTAATGCACATACTTGGAACAGTTTGTTGCTTATTGCATTTGTGCTTTATTCTACTTTTCTGGGGACTCTAACACTATATTTCTTAGCAATAATCTTTACAAACTCTTCTAAAGTTTCTCTTGTTTCATCGTAACAAAGATTAGCTATGCCGTTATTTATGCTGTCAATATAATTCCATTCTGATTCATCAATGTATAAATATATTTCCGTGGCACATTTACCAAAATCTGTTTTTGAAGTGTTGTTGTGGTGATACACAACGGCACCTGCACTTGCTATATATGATTCTATAACTTCGGTTCTATGCTTGACATAGAATTCATTGTTTTCTTTTACATTTTCCGAACGCATTGTCAACTCTTTTTCCTTAATTGAGTAATGACCGTTTATTATAGCGGTAACTATCGGAGAAACAATGGAAAGCAAGAGTGCCGAGATAGAAACAATTAGAGCAATGGTACTATCCAATCTTTACACCTCCTTTCGTGTTTAAATCATAGCACTAAAAGAGGTATAAAGCAATTAAATAAAAAAGAGGTGAGAAGATGAAAAAAGAAGATAAAGATGAGGTTATAAATGCTTTATCAGAATTTGTCGTAAGGGTAGCAAAAGGAGAAGCGACCTCTATAGCAGAAGTTGCTGTTCTGCCTGAGGTCGCCAAGGTTTTGTTAGTCTTTGAGAGCTGAGTTTTGAAGTGCTTCATTTATGCCTTTAAAAAGTTCTGTATAGAAATTAGCCATATGTTTACCACTTGCCTCGCAAGGAGACACATCAGAACTGTTAGCCTTTGCGACTGCAATCTCTTTGGCATACAATGCCGCAATTTTTGCAATTGAGTCTTCTCTCATAATTACGCCTCACTTTCATTATATAGTGTAATGAATTACGGTTCATCACTACATATAGTATATCATAGAAAGTTGGTGAAATCAATGCACATCAATGAATTTGCTGAAATATTGCTCAAAAGCAGAAAACAGAAAGGTTTTTCGCAAAGTGAGCTTGCTGAAAAATCGGGCTTTACTAAAAGAGCTATTCAGTATTGGGAAAAAGGCAAAAAGAGCATTTCTCTTGAAAATGCCGACAGGCTCTTAACAGCTTTGGGTGTAGAAATCAAGATAGGTAAAATAGAAAGCAGGTGATAACAATGCAGATAACAGGCACACCCGATGAAATCGCAGAATTTATGAATCTGCTGAAAAGCGATTACAGAGGTGACTGCACAATTGGAACTGATATTAACGGCAACACAATCTATCATTATCATTTCCCAAAATCAGATGATGAGTAATATTTATTTTTAGGAGGATTTTATATGTTAAACGATAAAGGTCAGATAGTAATTTTTGCAGACAAATCAACCGCAGGTTCTAATGTGGTTTCAGCCTGCGTATCAGATGAAACCGTTAAGGTTCTTACCGAGATTTGCAACAGAACCGGCAAGAAAATGTCAAGCGTTGTTCGTACTTTGATTGAGGACAGCCTGACCTTGGTTAAGATTGTGGGTGACTGATGTGGACAAGCTCATTATTCTCAAACAAGATCATCATGTTACGATTACTCTCAATGATGATACGATGAACAAGTTATTGACACTGCATCAGGGCACAGGGCGTACTGTGCCGTACATCATAGCTGAGTGCATTAATTTTGCACTCCCAAGAATTGAAATAAAGTAGGGAGGTGTACATATGGACACAGTTCAGATGAACAAAAAAATCAAAGAAATTATGGATAGCAGTGATGTCTATTTGCTTTCTGAGGACGCCGCAAAGGCTATTGGAGTTGCTCCGCAAAACTTGCGTGAACAGGCAAAGGACGAACCCGAAAAATTGGGATTCAATGTAATTGTAGTCGGCACATCTATCCGTATTCCGAGAATACCGTTTCTCAATTATATTCTCGGTTCAAACCCGTTGAAAGGAGTGTAACAAATGCGGTTAAGAAATTACCCGACAAAAAGAAAGCTGCTCAAGGATATTGAAAACCTCAGAGCAGAGAACAGACATCTCAGCATTGAGCTGAGAAACGCAAGAACAGACCTTGCACTTGAAAAAACAGCGTCAAGCGGTTATCGTCACGAGAACCGAGAGCTAAAACGCAAGCTCAAAGCCCTTGAAACGCCTGAATCCGAAGCATTCAATTTTGAATGTATGGGTGTTTCAAATGTCAACTGAAAAAGAAAAATCCGCTGAAGCTCTGCAAAGCCTCAACGGATAGCAAGGATATAACAAATATCACCGATTTGATTATATCCTTTCTTACTCGAAAAATCAAGATAAAGGAGTAAAACAGAATGTCAGAAATTAAAATCACGGTAGAAATACCACAGCTTGATGTACTTATCACAGCTATCGAAAATCTTGCAGGTACTACAACAGGGAAAGAGCCTGTCAAATCAACTGAAACGACAAAAAAGCCTGCCGTAAAGAGTGAACCCACACCGAAACCGCAGGAAAATATTCCGCAGTCCGAGCCTGAAAAGCAGTACACGATTGAAGAGGTGAGAGCGGTATTTATGAAGTGTGCAAAGGCTCACGGTAAGGACGAGGTCAAGAAAATTCTTGCAGAACTCGGAGTAACTAAAGTTACGGAAATCAAGCAGGAAGATTTTGCAAAAGCTGTAAAGGCTGTTGAGGAGGTTAAGTAATGCCTGATATACACGCAAGGCTGTCAGCTTCAGGGGCAAAGAAATGGATTAACTGCCCGGGCTCAATACAGCTTGAGGAAAATTTCGAGGACAAGCCGTCACAGTTTGCCGAGGAGGGCACTAATGCTCACGCTCTCGGTGAAGCAAAAATAAGGCTTGCCACAAAAGAGTACAACCGTACTAAGTATCACAATGCAATCCGCAATCTCGAAATTACCGAAGATATGGAAGATTATGCCGAGAGCTACAAAAACTATGTAATCGAGAGGTACAACTCCGCTTTGCAGAAAACTCCCGACGCAATCCTTATGCTTGAACAGAGACTTGATTTTTCGAAGTATGTTCCTGACGGATTCGGCACAGGTGACGCTGTGATTATCGCAGAGGGCAAACTCGAAATTATTGACCTTAAATACGGCAAAGGTGTCGAGGTGTCAGCGGTTGACAACCCACAGCTCAGACTGTACGCATTAGGTGCATATGAAGCCTTTGATATGCTGTATGGCTTTGATACGGTTGAAATGACTATCTATCAGCCAAGACTAGACAACATCAGTTCAGAGAATATCTCGGTTGCCGAATTACTTGAATGGGGCGAATCTGTTAAGAAAGCCGCACAGCTTGCTAACGATGACAGCGTAATCGAATGTGTAGCAGGCAAGCATTGTGACACGGGATTTTGCAAGGCACGACCTGTTTGCAGAGCCTACGCAGAGGAAAGGCAGAAAATGGCTGTCTATGATTTCAAGCCGCCTGCAATGCTCACGGTTGCAGAGATTGCGGATATTATCGAACAGTCTGCGTCACTCGAAAAATGGGCGAAGCTCGTTTGCGATTATGCACTCGAACAGGCATACAAGCATGGTGTTGAATACCCCGGATACAAGGTCGTTGAGGGCAGAAGTAACCGCAAATACAGTAAACCTGATTCAGAGGTTGCAAAGATACTCACCGACAACGGTTATCAGGAAAGCGACATTCTTGTACATAAGCTGAAAGGTATTACCGACATTGAAAAATTACTCGGCAAGAAAACATTTGCCGAAGTCCTCGGAAGCTATGTAGTAAAGCCTCCGGGCAAGCCGACACTTGTGTGTTCAGAAGATAAAAGGCCTGCAATCAATTCAGCAATGCAGGCACAGGAAGATTTTAAAAACGATATTAAATAATAAGGAGATTAAAAATTATGGCAAACACAAATGTATCAACAAAGTTAGTAACAGGCGAAGTAAGATTTTCATATGTTAATGTTTTTGAACCAAAGAGCATTAACGGAAGTGATGAAAAGTATTCGGTTTCACTTCTCATTGACAAGAGGGACACAAAGACTATTGAAGCAATTGAAAGGGCAATTGAAGCCGCAAAGCAGGCAGGAGTTGCGAAGTTCGGCGGTAAAATTCCGCCCGTGTTAAAATTACCGCTTCGTGACGGTGACGCAGAAAGACCTGACGATGAAAACTATGCAGGCAAGATGTTTGTAAATGCAAACTGCAAAACAAAGCCCGGTCTTATCGAAAAGAACGGTATGGAAATCATTGACACAACCGAATTTTACAGCGGTTGTTACGGCAAAGCGTCAGTTACATTCTATGCTTTCAACTCTAACGGCAACAAAGGTATTGCCTGCGGTCTTAATAACATTATGAAAACAAGGGACGGCGAACCGCTCGGCGGCAGATCAAGAGCCGTTGACGATTTTGCGAATGACATCGAAGAGGACGATATTTTCGGATGATACAACTGAGTATTGATATTGAAACATACAGCAGTGTCAATCTCTTAAAATCAGGGGTGTATGCCTATGCAGACGCCCCTGATTTTACAATTCTTCTGTTTGCGTATGCCTTTGATGACGAAGATATTAAGATAGTTGATATTGCTTGTGGCGAAAAAATTCCTGACAAGGTACTTTCCGCACTCACAGATGAAAATATTAAGAAAACCGCTTTCAATGCAAACTTTGAAAGGACCTGTCTTGCAAAGTTTCTGAACGCAGAAATGCCGCCCGAACAATGGCGTTGCACAATGATTCAGGCGGCGGAAATAGGTTTACCGAGGTCGCTTGCGGGTGTAGCAACAGCACTCGGACTTGAAGAACAGAAAGACAAAAAGGGCAGGGCTTGTATTGAATATTTTTCAAAGCCGTGCAGACCGACAAAGTCAAACGGCGGAAGAACACGCAATCTTCCGCAGCACAACATTGAGAAGTGGGAAACATTCAAAAGCTATTGTATTCAAGATGTGGCTGTTGAAAGAAATATAAAAAACAGGCTAAAGGCTTTCCCTCTGACAGAGGGCGAACAGAAATTGTGGGAACTTGATCAGCACATTTGTGACAGAGGCGTTGCAGTCGAAACAGAGCTTATAAACAACGCTATAAACTTCGATGCCGACTATCAAAAAATAATGATTGAGAAAGCACAAAAGCTGACAGGACTTGAAAACCCTAAATCGGTTTCACAGCTTAAAGGCTGGCTTGAAACACGCACGGGAGAAATATTTCAGAGCCTTGATAAAAAGGCAGTTAAAAGCCTCTCAGAGCGTACAAACGACTTGCTGGTAAAAGAAGTTTTGCAACTAAGAAAAACGCTGTCAAAGACTTCTACGGCAAAGTATAAGGCAATGCTCGGTGGCTTGTGCGCTGACGGCAGAGTCAGAGGCTTTTTGCAGTTTTACGGTGCAAGCAGAACGGGCAGATGGGCAGGAAGAATGATACAACCGCAGAACCTTCCGCAAAATCATCTTGAAGATTTGGAACTTGCCCGAAATCTTGTTATGAGCGGTGACTATGAACTGTTTGAAATGCTGTTCGGCAATGTTCCCGATACGCTTTCACAGCTTATCAGAACAGCGCTTATACCTACAAAGGGCAGAAGATTTATAGTGTCTGACTTCTCGGCAATTGAAGCAAGGGTAATAGCCTATCTTGCAGGTGAGAAGTGGCGACAGGAAGTTTTCAAGAACGGCGGTGACATTTACTGTGCTTCCGCAAGTCAGATGTTCAAAGTGCCGGTTGTAAAACACGGAATTAACGGACACCTCCGCCAAAAGGGCAAAATCGCAGAACTTGCACTCGGTTACGGCGGTTCTGTGGGCGCACTTAAATCAATGGGTGCGCTTGAAATGGGACTTGAAGAAAACGAATTGCAACCGCTTGTTGACAGCTGGCGAGCAACAAACCCCTGTATTACATCGTTGTGGTACGAGGTTGAAAAGGCGGCTGTGTCGGCGGTAAAAGGTGAACCGCAGCAGATTAAATGCGGTATCAGGTTCTTTAGAAAAGGCGGAATACTCTTTATCTCTTTGCCGTCGGGAAGAAATCTTGCTTATGCAAAACCCGAACTTCGGGAAAACAAATTCGGCAGACCTTGCGTAACCTATATGGGAATAAGTCAGACAAGAGGTTCTTGGGAGAGGCTTGAAACATTCGGCGGTAAACTCACCGAGAACATTGTTCAGGCTTTTGCAAGGGATTGTCTTGCGGTTTCAATGCAAAGACTTGAAAGCAGGGGCTTTGAAATAAATTTTCATGTACACGATGAGGTTATTATAGATTGCCCGATTGGTGTTTCATCTGCGGAAGAAATCAGTGCCATAATGGGCGAACCGATAGAATGGGCAAAGGGCTTAGTGCTTAAGGCAGAAGCCTATGAAACACCGTTTTATAAGAAAGATTAAAGAAAGGAGGAAAATGGTTGAAAACATATTATATCGCCACGGCTAACGACAGATTTGCAAAGCTGTGGAAGAATACGGAAGTTACATTTGACGAACTTATAAACAGATTAAAAACAACAACCGTAACACCTGAAACAATGGGCGAATTTCGCAATCTGCCAAAATCCAAACAGGATAACATCAAGGATGTAGGCGGATTTGTCGGCGGCAGACTTAAAAACGGAATAAGACGAAGAGATAAGGTTGAATGCCGTTCTTTGCTTACTCTTGACGCCGATTATGCCACACCCGATTTCTGCGAAAGCATAGATTTGTTTGCAAATTATTCTTACATCATATATTCAACCCACAAACACACCGCAGAAAAACCGAGATTAAGACTTGTTATTCCGCTGTCAAGAAACTGTACGGCAGAAGAGTATGAAGCTGTTGCACGAAAAATAGCTGACGAAATCGGAATTGACCAATTCGATGATACAACATATCAGCCGCAAAGGCTTATGTACTGGTCAAGTACAAGCATTGACGGCGAATATGTGTTTAAATATTCGGTCAGAAATCCGCTTGATGTTGACGGCGTGCTTGCACGATACAACGATTGGCACGATGTTGACGAATGGCAGTTTTCAAGCAGAACAGTAAAGCAAAAGGACCGATTGCTGAAAAAGCAGGAAGATCCGACAACTAAGAAAGGCGTAATAGGTGCGTTCTGCCGTTGCTACGATATTCACATGGCAATAGCGGAGTTCCTGCCTGATGTATATGTAAAATGCAGTGCCGATGACAGATATACCTATGCAAACGGCAGTACAGCGTCAGGTCTTGTTGTGTATGAGGACGGCAAGTTCGCATACTCAAACCACGCAACAGATCCCGCCGGCGGACAGCTTTGTAATGCTTTTGACCTTGTGCGAATACATAAATACGGCAGTCTTGACGATGACGCAAAGCAGGGAACACCTACATCAAAATTACCCTCATACATTGCTATGCAGGAATTTGCGTCAAATAATAAGGCGGTCAGATTGCTGTTGCACAAAGAAAGAGAGCAGTCCTGCCTGTCGGATTTTGAGAGTGATATCGAAAGCGAGAACGACGATGACTGGGTGCTTGAACTGGCAACGGACGGCAAGAGCAACAACCTGCCGACAATTGACAACTGTATGAAAATCTGCCAAAAAGACAAAAGATTGAAAGGCAAGATAGCCTACAATACATTTACAAGGCGACATACGGTTTTAGGTGCAATGCCGTGGAACAGCGAAATTGAAAGTCGTGACTGGACCGATGTTGATGACGCAGGACTTCGCCATTACATTGAAAATCTATACGGCATTAAGAGCAAGGCGGCTATTACAGATGCTTGGTCACTTGTGAGTATGGAAAACAGCTACAACCCTGTTTATGACTATCTCACAAGTCTTAAATGGGACGGAATAAAAAGGCTTGAAACTTTTTTTGTTGATTACCTTGGAGCGGATAACAACGAATACACGAGAGCGTCAACACGAAAAACTCTTGTTGCGGCGGTCGCAAGAATAATGAATCCGGGCATTAAGTTTGACACGGTTCTCACACTTGTAGGCTCTCAGGGTTGCGGTAAAAGTTATTCGATAAAAAGGCTTGGCGGCAGGTGGTTCAGCGACACCCTGACAACCGTACAGGGTAAGGAAGCATACGAACAGTTGCAGGGCTTTTGGTTAATCGAAATAGCCGAACTTGCGGCACTCAGAAGAAACGAGGTTGAAGCGGTAAAGCACTTTACCGCAAAATCCGAGGACGCTTACAGAGCCGCATACGGACATCATACCGAAGTCAGAAAAAGGCAGTGTATTTTCATCGGTACAACAAATCAGCATGAGTTTCTCCGTGACCAAACGGGCAACAGGCGATTTCTGCCGATTGATGTTCACCCTCATAGAGCTACAAAAAGTGTGTTTGAGGACCTCACGGATTATGATGTGGATATGATATGGGCGGAAGCTGTTGAACTGTATAAGAACGGCGAAAAGCTGTTTATGGATACCGAAGAACTCAGAACGCTTGCTGAAGCCGAACAGAACAGACATTTTGAAGAAAGTCCGCTTACGGGTGATGTTGTTAAGTACCTCAATACCTTACTTCCTGATGACTGGAACAAAATGCAGCTTTATGAGCGCAGAAATTATCTGAATGGCTATGAACTGGGTGCAGAGCAGAGCGGTACAAATCAGCGTAACCGTGTGTGTCCGCTTGAAGTGTGGTGCGAAGCATTCGGCGGTGACCGCAAAGATTTCACCTATCAGAAAAGCAAAGAAATTAAAGACATTATTATGCGAACAGGTGAATGGGAGCAGACAAAGACCAATGCCCGATTCGGAGAAATCTATGGTGTTCAAAGAGGCTTTATAAGGAAAGTGTCAACAAGTTGCTAAGAATTTTGTTGACAGCAAAAACCGCATAGAATAGCCATTTTTCAGCATTTGTCAACAGTGTCAACAATTTATATGTGTAAGTATAGTCAAATAAAGAAATTATAGAAATCAATAAATAGCATTGTATTCTTAAAATCCTATATTCGCCTATACTTTACAGAAAACTTGTAACATTGTTGACAAATCGGAAAAAACATAGATTTTAAGCAGGATTTGTTGTCAACACTTTTTAAACCGAAAATGAAAATTAAGGAGAAATTTAAGAAATGAAAGAATCAAGTGTTGAAAAATACTTAAAAGATAAGATAGAGCAACACGGCGGTGTGTGTCTTAAATTCAACTCTGCGAGTATGCGAGGTGTGCCGGACAGAATTTGTATGTTGCCGAACGGCAGAATTTTCTTCGTTGAACTTAAAGCAAAAGGAAAAAAGCCAAGGCCTGAGCAGATGAGAGTTCATAAACTTTTCGGAAATATGGGGCAGAGAGTTTATGTGTGCAACAGCAGAGAAAGTGTGCAGGAGGTGATCCGTTTTGAAATTTATCCCGCACAAATACCAAAAAATGGCAATTGAGAAAATTCTCACCACACCGAGGTGCGGACTGTTTCTTGATATGGGACTTGGCAAAACAGTTATAACGCTGACCGCAGTTGAAGAACTCATATACAACAGTTTTGAAATTTCAAAGGTCCTTGTCATAGCACCGCTGAGAGTTGCGGAAGATACTTGGACAAGAGAATGCGACAAGTGGGAACACCTAAAAGATTTGAGGGTTTCTAAAATTCTCGGAACACCAAGACAACGCAGACTTGCACTTGCACAGGACGCAGACATCTATGTTGTCAATCGTGAAAATGTTGTGTGGCTTACGAACGAACTTTCAGGTATAGGCAACGGCTGGATGTTTGATATGGTTGTTATTGATGAACTGTCAAGTTTTAAATCTTCAAAAGCACAGCGGTTCAGAGCCTTGCGTAAATACATAACCCGAAGTAAAAGGGTTGTAGGTCTTACCGGTACACCCGCACCGAACGGACTTATAGATTTATGGAGTCAGGTTTATCTGCTTGACAGCGGAGAGCGACTCGGTAAAACTGTCACAGGCTACCGTGAAAGGTATTTTACACCGAATCAGCGTAATCAGACTACAATTTTTAATTACAAGCTGAAAGAAAATGCCGAACAGTCAATTATGAGTAAAATTTCAGACATCTGCATTTCAATGAAAGCAGAAGATTGGCTTGATATGCCCGAACGAATGGATCGTGTGGTGTCGGTTAAGATGTCACCAAAACAGCTTGCTGATTATGAACAGTTTGAAAAAGACTGCTATATGCAGTTTGCAGAGGGTGAAGTTACCGCCGCAACTGCCGCAACGCTTACGAATAAACTTCTTCAGTACAGCAACGGTGCAATGTATATGAGCAACGGTGAATATGCGATAACAAACGAACAGAAACTTGACGCACTTGCAGAAATTCTTGATACATCTAACGGTCAACCTGTTTTATGTTTTTACAGCTTCCGTCACGACCTTGAGAGAATTATGAACAAATTCAATTTTGCCAGAAAACTTGAAAGCTCTGCCGATATTGAAGATTGGAACAATGGCAAAATTCCCTTGTTGCTTGCACATCCTGCCGGAGCAGGTCACGGTCTGAATTTGCAGGCAGGCGGAAACATCATCGTGTGGTACGGCTTGACTTGGAGTTTGGAACTGTATCAACAGGCGAATGCAAGACTTTACCGACAGGGACAGCAGAACACGGTTGTAATTCACCACCTTATCACAGAGAACACCTGCGATGAGCGTGTCTATGAATCCTTGCAGGGCAAAGCAAATGTACAAGAAGATTTGTTAAAATCCCTTAAAGCAAAATACGGAAAGGAGAGAAAGCGTTGAAAGCAAGAATACCACCTAAGATTCCGAAACAGCTTAAACAGGAAGCTGAACGGATTGCAAAAAGCGCATATGAACAGATCCGAGAAAAAGAAAACAAAGACATCACACGCAGAGTATTTAAAACAATGCTGTATGCTTTGCATAAGGATTTCGGCTTTGGTCGTGACAGATATGCAAAGGCACTAAAGTCTATGACCGAAATAATTGAACACTCCGACACTGACGAAGTGTTTTGGGAACATATCGACCGTGTGGTTATCGACAAGCTGAAACTTGAATTTGAGAAGCGGGACTATACCGACAATGGAAAAGTTGTTAATTTTGAAGGAGATGAAGAAAATGATTGATTGTTCAAAAACAGAAAATTATTTTGCTGAAAAAGCAAGAATGATAAAAAAATACAGGCTAAACGATGGTGCATATATATGTGGAGTTAATTGTGCCAACTGTCCACTGAACAGTTTGAATAATGGTACAAGCGACAAGATAACTTGTTCAGACTTTGAAGTATTCTATCCTGAAAAAGCAATAAAAAAAGTCCAAAAGTGGAGTAATGAACATCCGCGAAAAACTTATTTAGATGAATTTTTGAAAAACTATCCGAATGCATGGCTTAACGAAAAAGGTATACCTAAGAGTATGTGCCCATCAATGCTTGGTCTTAAAGATCTTGAAGACTGCGGTGAAAGAAATTGCGTTGAATGTTGGAATCAGCCTATTGAAAACAGCTAAGAAGGTGAAGAAAATGATTGAAAAAGAATTAAAAATTCGTGAGGTATGCGGTTACTATGCATTGGATATACCGTTCGCAGACGGTAGTGTAAACACGATATACTTTAATTCAAAACGAAATGCCGAAACAGTTAAGCATATTATCGAAGTTGATGATAGTAAACCTAATAATGCTACGGTGTGTGAAATGGAAGAGATTAAACACGGAAGTTGGAAATATGACAGCGAGGGTGTCGGTTATGCAAATTATTTATGTTCTGAGTGTAAAAATTTTCTCACTTTTTACGAGGACATTGATTTGTATCCATATTGCCCTTACTGTGGGGTAAAAATGGATAAGGAGTGAAAGCAATGACAAGAAATGAACTTGAAAGGTATTTAGGCAGATGTGTGACAATTACTCTTTTGGATAACACTGTAATTGAGGGTACTTTACATAAGACGGGTGAAAAAGCCTTTGAAAACAACCCTAATTTATCAATACCAGTTAATTTTTATTTTTGCACTGATGTAAATAATAAAGTGGTTAAAAATACTGCATTCAGAGTATCGCACATCCAGAGAATCAGTTGCTATGAAAAGTTAAGAATGACAAACTTTGAAAAAATCAAACAGATGTCAATTGACGAAATGGCTCGTAGCTGTATAGACTTTTTCAGTTGCCCATATGGCATATCAGGTGACCCACCATATATTAATTGTAATTGCAAAATAGGTGAAAAGTTTAAGTACAATTGCATTGACTGCACAAAACATTGGCTTGAAAGTGAGGTAGAAGAATGAAAGGCGTTAAAAATATCACCGTTAATTACGATAACGGCGAAACAGAAACCTTAAATAAAGGTGTAGTTGTTGGTTTTGATGAAATCGACAATGAAGAAGAAACTATCAAAGTCAGATATCGTATGTGCGATATTAAAGGCAAGGATTTGTATTTGATTGTAAACGCAGTTATTGCGTTGGCACAGAAACTTGGTATGCTTGACGAGGAGGAGCGTGATGCGGATTGACGGTTAAAGATTATTTATATTCGGTCAGGGTTTCAGACAAGTTAATCAGAACGAAAGAACACGAGCTGTCAAAACTTAGGCTGAATATTGCACAGGTATCGGTTAAGCAAAACGAGCCTGTTAAGACATCAGGAGTGAATGACCCTATGCGGATAGTGGACAGAATTGCAGACCTTCAGGCTGAAATCAATCGGGAGATTGACAATCTTGTGCGGTTGAAAACTGAAATCCGCAGTAAAATCAACGCACTTGACGATTACCGTTACATTGTGATTTTGACTGAGTATTACATAAACTGCAACAGGTGGGAGGATATTGCCGAAAGCATGGAAATGAGCGTAAGGCATACCCTGAGATTGCACGGCGAAGCGTTACAGGCGTTCCGAAAAAAGTTCGATTTCTCGTAAAATTATTTTGAAATGTCATTGAATGTCACCCTTACCCTGCGTATAATGGTATTATGAAAGTTTGACAAACAGGACATATGCGAAACTCTTCTAAGTTAAAAAATTCGCACAGACCGCTCTCGCTTGAGGGCGGTTTTGTGTTAGTGTGAAAGGCGGTGATACCGTGAAAGACAAATTAAATGCAAGACAGCGTAAATTTGCTGAATATTATGCACAAAGCGGTAACACCGTTCAGAGTGCGATACAGGCAGGATATTCAGAAAATTACGCAAACGCAAGAGCGTATGAATTGTTGGAGAATGTTGGAGTTTCAAAATACATCAAGGAGCTTTCCGATAAGCTCAAGGACGAGCGCATTATGAGTGCAAAGGACAGACAGGTTGCTTTGTCCGACATTGCAAGGAATGACGGGCAGGACACCTCCGACAGAATCAGGGCGATTGACACGCTCAACAAGATGACGGGTGAATACACCGTTAAGGTTGATGCGAAAGTTGAGCAGTCCGAAAAGCTATCCGATGTGTTCAGACAGTTGGGCGGTGAGGGGCTGAGTGAGTAACAAATTTCCGCTGTCACAAAAGTATATCGACTTTATCAACACAACAAATGTGTCGGCTGAATTTCTTGAAGGCACTACAGCCTCAGGAAAAACAACAGTCGGAGCAGGTGTTAAGTTTATGCGAATGGTGTCGCAGTCGCCGAAGAAGCTTCACACAATTGCCGCCAAAACTACGGGCAAGGCTGAGGAAACTATTATTCAGCAGGATAACGGTATTCTCGACCTGCACCGTAACGCAGTTTACTGTGGCAATGGCGACAAGGACTACAAGCTGCCGCATATCAAGTTTGAGGGCAAAATCATCTATATTCTCGGTTACAGCAGTCGGGATAAGTGGGAAATGGTTCTCGGTGCGCAGTTTGGGTGCGTGTATATTGACGAAATCAACACCGCCGATATCGAGTTTATCCGAGAGATGTCAACCCGTAATGACTATATGCTTGCAACGCTGAATCCCGATGATCCGAGCCTGCCTGTGTATAAGGAGTTTGTCAACCGCTCCCGTCCTTTTAAAAAATATGAAAACGATGTTCCTCCCGAGATTACGGCGGAGCTTACCGAAGAACCTGTACCGAATTGGCGGTATTGGTTCTTTTCTTTTGCCGACAATTTAAGTCTTACACCCGAACAGATTGAAAAGAAAAAGAACTCTGCACCGAAAGGTACAAAGCTCTATAAAAATAAAATCTTAGGTTTGCGAGGCAGAGCAACAGGTCTTGTGTTCCCGAATTTTGAGAGGGCAAGACATATCAAATCAAAAGAGTGGGCAGGAAAGTTTTTGAACTGTAACCGCAAGTCGGAACACTTTGTTCAGTTCACCGCAGGTCTTGATACCGCCTATTCGCAGAAGTCGCCTGACACTATCGCAATGACATTTTACGGCATTACCAATCACGGCAAGTGTGTTCAGCTTGATGAAAGAGTTTATAACAACGCTGAAATGCAAACGCCTATTGCCCCGAGTGACACGGTGAAGAATTTTATTGATTTTCTTGACCGTAACCGTGATGAATGGGGCTTTGCACGCACGGCTTTTATTGACAGCGCCGACCAAGCGACTATTACCGAATTTCAAAAGTATAAGCGACAGCACGGCTGTGTCTATGACTTTGCAAATGCATGGAAGAAAACGAAGATTATCGACCGAATCAATCTTGTACTCGGCTGGCTTGCCACCGACTGTTATTTTGTGCTTGAACATTGTAAAAACACGATTGCCGAGTTTGAAATTTACAGCTGGCGAGAGGATAAAGACAACACACCCGAGGACGGTCACGACCATTGCATTAACAGCGGTCAATATGCGTGGCTGCCGTTTAAAAATATTATTGGAAGTGAAATAAATGGGGCTGATTAACAGAATGGCTGAATCTATCAGATCGGGAATTAAAAACTTTTTGCAGATTACTCCTGCAAGCGACAAAACAATTACCGTTACCGAAACAAGCAATCATCTGACCGAGTGCTTTATCAATCGCATTTGGTATTGGGGCAACAGCAGACAGCTTGCGGAGCTGTACAAGCAGATTGACACAAACAAAACTATGTTTTGGGCGGCAAAAAGTACAGAGGGGCTTGAAATTCGTAAAATACATACGGGCTTGCCGGCACTCATCTGCGAAACGCTTGTGAATATCGTAATTGCCGACTACAACGGCACAGATGTTACAAGCAAAAATTCAACCGCTTATGCAGAGCGTTGGGAAGATATTGAAAAGCAGAACAAATTGTCCGACACGGTTAAGCAAATGCTCCGTGACCTATGTGTTGTCGGTGACGGTGCTTTTAAGGTCAGCTTTGACACGGCTGTATCAGATGTTCCGATTGTTGAATGGTATCCTGCCGAAAACATCGACTTTACATATGTGCGTGGCAGAATCCGAGAGGTTAAGTTTTACACCGATTACACGCAAAAACACCGCCGTTACCGTTTTGAAGAAACATACGGTTACGGCTATATTCACTATGCTTTGTATGATGACAACGGCAAAGAGATTGACCTGCACACGGTTGACGCTCTTTCGTGGATTGATTCAAAGGGCGTTACATTTGACGAATCATATATGTGGGCTGTACCTGTCCTTTACGGCAAATCGTGCCACAAGGGCAGAGGTGCGGGCATTATTGGCATAAAAACAGACGCTTTCGACAGCCTTGATGAAGTGTGGTCACAGTGGATGGATGCACTCAGAGCCTGCCGAACAAAGCAGTATGTGCCTGATTGCCTTGTTCCGAGAAATCCCGAAACCTGTCAGCCGATGTCGCCGAATCCGTTTGACAACCGATTTATCACCGTGGGCAACGATATGTCTGAAAACGGCAATGGCAACAGGATTTACACCGAAAGTCCGCAGATTCAGCACGAAAGCTATTTGAGTTCATACATTACTGCCCTCGACCTCTGCTTACAGGGCATTATATCGCCGTCAACTCTCGGCATTGATACGAAGAAGCTTGATAATGCAGATGCTCAGCGTGAAAAGGAAAAGACAACCCTTTACACAAGGCAGAACCTTGTGAAAATTACGCAGAACGCACTTCAAAGCCTTGTTGCAGTTGTACTCAATGCAGACGGTGAACTTAACGGCAATGGTATTGTTGAGGGCTTGGAAGTATCCGTAAACTTCGGCGAATATGCAAATCCGAGCTTTGAAAGTCAGGTTGAAACCGTGTCAAAAGCAAGACAGGGCGGTTTGATGTCAGTTGAAACCTCGGTTGAAGAATTGTACGGCGACAGCAAGTCGGACGATTGGAAAGCCGAAGAGGTGCAGAGAATTAAGGAAGAACAGGGCATTGCAGGCGAAGAAGAAAAATCGGAACTTGACGATGTGGACCTTACCGACACGGGCAATGAACCCGATAAACCCGAAGATATCGCAAATCAGGACGACGACAGCAAATGGGTAAGCAATGAGTGATTACAACATTAAAGAGTCTTTTGAGAGAATTGAAAACGAGCTTATCGACAGCATGATGCGCAATTTCAGCCGTCACAGAGCCGAAGAAACCAAAGAGGGTTACAACTGGACACAATGGCAGGCTGAACAGCTCAAAAGTCTTGAAGAGTACCGCAAGCACAACGCAAAGAAATTCGGCAAGCGTTTCAAAACCATTAACAGCAAGGTTGAAGAGATGATTCGCACCGCCAAAGCTGACGGAAATGCAAGTCAGGAGGCAGAAATTCTTGAAGCTGTCAAGGACGGTTTCAAAGCCCCGAAAAAGCCGTCAGCACACAGCACAGCCGAGTTTTTTAAGGTGAATGACCGTAAACTTGACGCACTCATAAAATCGACCACAGACGATTTAAAGAGGGCAGAAACGGCAGTTTTGCGTATGAGCAATGACAAGTACCGCAAGGCGATATACAATGCGCAGGTAGCAATGAATACGGGTGCGGTTACATACGAACAAGCCGTTGACATCGCCTGCAAGGATATGCTCAACGCAGGTCTTAATTGTGTGGAATACAAAAACGGTGCAAGGCATACGCTCTCGGATTATGCGGATATGGCGGTTAAAACAGCCAACAAAAGAGCCTATCTGCGTGGTGAGGGCGAAAAGCGAGCCGAATGGGGAGTATCCCTCGTTGTTGTGAACTCAAGACAGGGCGGTTGCCCCGATTGTGCAAAATATATCGGCAAAGTGTTTATTGACGATGTGTATTCAAACGGCAAAAAGTCAGACGGAAACTATCCGCTCCTCTCAACCGCAATCAAGAACGGTTTGTTTCATCCACGGTGCAAGGACAGCACGAGTACATATTACGAGGAAATAACGACACTCGAACCTGTCTCCCCCGAAGAAGAGGCAGAAATGGACCGTAGAGAACGGCTTGAGGAAAAACAGCAGTATGCACAGCGTCAGGCAGAACGCTTTGACCGCCGTGCTGAATACAGCCTTGATGAGGACAATAAACGCATTGCCCAAACCCGAGCCAATGAGTGGCACGATAGGGCGGATCGGCTTGAAGAAAAGGTTAATAAAGCAGAAAGCAATTCATCTGAAAATGTTGCAAAATCGGGTGAAAGTGGTATAATAAAAGAGAAAAGTAAAAAGCCTATTACTCCGATAACCGATAAAGCTATCAGTCGTATTCCTAAAGTTGATATTGAAGGTTATACAGAAGAGCAGTGTTTGAAAATTCAAAAACGACACAAGGAGCTTTTGAAATTTTCAAAAGAACAAAATGACAATAAAGAAGTTGCCTTCGTGTTAAAAAATGATGTGTCCAAAATGATTACAGAGCCTATTAAAGGAACTGATGAAAAAATAGATTTTGGATCAGCACTTCAAGGCAAAGATTTATTTGTTATGCACAATCACCCGAGAAACAGCAGTTATTCTTTAAATGATATTATCGAATTTATTAAGAATGATAGTATAAAAACATTTACTATTGTGAAAAACGATGGCAACATTGAAGTATTAACAAAGTTGAAAGGATACGACAGACTATCACTTTTAACAGAGTTACAACGAATGGGAAAAAAGAGGATAAAAACAGGTTCTGATAGTGAATACAGAAAGGTTATTGATAAATTTTTAAGTAAACATCAAGAAGGAGGTTTATTTGAATGGAAGAAATAAACAAATCTGTTTTAGATGGTTCTAACGAAGAAGCTTCAAAACGTCTTGACGAAATAATTAAAGAACTTGAAAAACAAAGAAACAAAAACTAACCGCTCCGTAAAAAGGGCGGTTTTGTTGTTTAACTTGCCTGTAACTTACCAAGACAAAACTTAACACATCGAATCAGCACTTTGAGAGATCAGAGTGCTTTTTTATTATTAATCAAAGAAAGGTTTGATACTATGAGAAAAAGAATTTTAGCAATTGTACTTATGGTAGTTATGATTGCAACAACCGTACTGGTTACTGTGGGCTGTACCGAGGCAACGCAGGTATCGTACAATGTTTCGCAGGAAGCAGACAATTTCAATGTGATACGCAGGCTTACGGTTATTAACACAAGAACCGATAAGCCGTCATTTGAACTTGTTGCCGCTTTTTCATTACAGGTCGATAATGATGATAACCAAATTGAGGTTGTCTGCGAAACGGGCAAGGGTGAATACAAAAAGCATATCATAGGTCTTAATGATGAAACTATGTATGTTGTAGAGGACATAAGCGGTGCAGAAGTGGACAAATACCGTTATGAAATTAACTTCCTGCCTAAACAGATTTTGCCGATTACATTTAAGAGTAAAGATTAACAGTTAAACCCGTCGATTTCGACCGGTTTAGAAAGGTGGTGACAGAATGAAAATCAGAGTAACAACAGCATTTAACGACAGGCAGAACGGATATGTAACCCGTCCTGTAAATGAAGTCTTTGAATGTTCTGACGAACGAGCCAAACAGCTCATTGACGGCGGCTTTGCAGTTGAGGTTAAACCAAACGCTCCTAAAAAGCCGAGAACAAAGAAAACAGAATCAGCGGATTAAGCACTTTACGAATATGTAAGGTGCTTTTTTATTGTCCGAAGACATTAAACTACGGGAGACACCGTGCAAAACTGAAACAGAGAGACACTCTATAAACTGATTACGGGAGACACCCGAAAAACTGAAAGGATATGAAAAAAATGGCAGAACCAAATCCAACACCAACCCCAAATGAACCGACACCTGCACCGCAGGGAACTCCACAGGGAAACGCTCCTGCCTTTGATTATGACAAGCTCGCAAGCCTTATTACAGGCAAACAGAGCGTGACAGAGGACACCGTTTTGAAGTCATATTTTAAGGAGCAGGGATTGTCAGCCGATGAGATGAAAGAGGCTATCGGTGCTTTTAAAAAGCAGAAAGCCGAGAACACTCCCGACTTAGCAAAAATGCAGTCGGAAGTTGAATCGGCAAACAACGCAAAGCTTATGGCAGAAGTCAACCAGTCGGCAACCCTCGAAGCCGTAAAACAGGGCGTTGACATTGCAACCGTTCCGTATGTGCTTAAAATTGCAGACTTTTCAAAGGCTGTGACAGACGGCAATGTCAATGCGGAAAAGCTGACAGAGGCTGTTAAAAAGGTGCTTGACGATATCCCCGCACTCAAGGGCAAACCTGCCGAGAACGGCACAGGAGTTAAGAAAATCGGCGGTGACGGCAACGGTACATCGGACGGCACAAAACCAAAGGCAAATGTTCCTACCAAAAAATGGAACAGATTTAATATTTAACCAAAGAAAGGATTGAAAAAATCATGGCAAACACAAATAACTATGCTGAGCAGTTCAGCCCTGACCTGCTCGAAATTCTTGTTCAGGGCACACTTACATCACCGTTCATCACTTCAAATGTAAAGTGGGTTGGTGCAAGAACATTCCACTTCACACAGATGAGTACATCAGGCTTTAAGAACCACAATCGCAACGGCGGTTGGAACAAGGGTAAGTATGTTCAGACTGATGTTCCGTTCACTTGCGAGCACGACCGTGATATCGAGTTCCTCGTTGATAAGGCAGATGTTGACGAAACTAACGCAACCGCAAAGGTTGAGAATATTTCAAAGGTGTTTGAGCAGACACAGGTTGCTCCCGAAACGGACGCACTTTTCTTCTCAAAGGTTGCAACAAAGGCTCAGGCAACAGACGGATATCATTCTTCAACAAAGACATCGGAGTGGACTAAGGAGAACGCTTATTCAAAGCTCAAAACAATTCTCTCTGCCGGCAAGCTCCGCAGATACAAGGCAAGAGGCACACTTGTTGCCTATGTGACATCTCACATTATGGACTGCCTTGAACAGTCAACAGAGTTCACTCGTAAGATTGAGCTTACACAGATTGCAGAGGACGGTATCGGCATTGAAACAAGAGTGACCGAGATTGACGGTTGCCCTATCATCGAGGTTATTGACGATGAGCGTTTCTACGATAACTTCAACTTTAACCCCGATGACGGCGGTTTTGAGCCTGCAACAGGCGCTCACAAAATCAATGTTCTTGTTGCTTGCGGTGAAACCTGCAAGACTGTTCCGAAGATTTCAAGCATTTACTTCTTTGCTCCCGGCTCACACACAGAGGGTGACGGCTGGCTCTATCAGAACCGTTCACTTTCCGACACATTCGTATTCCCGAACGGCAAGGACGGCAAAATCGACAGCATTTATGCCGATGTTGACACAACGGCGGTTGCGTAATGTATGCCGATTACATTGAACATCAGGGCGGAGATGAAAACAGTATTATTTCTGCCGAACACATTGATGTTCTGACTTTTAACCGCATTGATTTTGAAAAACTTTCGGAAATGCAGAAGAGAATCATCGGCAAAGTGCATAGCAGACTTACTGCTTTTGAAGAAGAAAATGCCGATATGATTTCTTCCTATCTGAAAAGCTATTCAATCAACGGCACATCAATGGAATTTGGCGCAAGCTGGAATTTAATGTGTATCAGCGGAGTGGCAATTCCTGCCGACCTCTATGCATTGCTAAAATCAACGGGACTTTGCTATCCTGCAATATGAGGTGATATACTTTGAAATTTCCGCCACTTGTAAAAAAGCAGTTCTGCAAAACTCCTGTTGAGGTGACGATATACGGCGAGGGTGTTACCGAGGACGGAGCACCCCTGACCGTGTTTGAATGCAAAAATCTGTATCCCTCCGACAGCTTGTACCCGTCAGCAACCCTGCACGGTGGCTCTGCCTTGTGTAATATGCAGTCAAAGGCAAAGACGGTCTATACCAAAGAGCAGAAAATTGTTCAGGTGTCGGCTGTCTTGCTTTTTGACGGCGACATTGCTCCCGACAGCCCCACTTTAAGCGGTGGCTTTGTAATCCTTGACGGCGTAAAACGAAACATCGTACAGGGTACAAAACACCGCAACCCCGACGGTAAAGTTAATTTTACGGAATTGGATGTGATTTAATGGGATTTTCGGTATCATCAAAAATCAAACTCAATATTCCTGTTGTAAAACAGCTTGACAAGGCAAAGCAACAGGCTCTTGAACAGACAGGTGATGCACTTCTTACACAGGTGAAAAACACGCAGGTAATGCCGTTTGACACAGACAATCTTCAAAATGAAAATACCTTTGTTGATTATGCTCAGAGCCGGAACGGCGTTGTAAAAATCGTGTCAAGTACTCCGTATGCAAGGCGGTTGTATTTTCATCCCGAGTATAATTTCAGCCGTAAGGAAAACATTGCCGCCGGCGGTAAATGGTTCTCACCGTGGCTTGAGGGCGGTACACGGCAGAATTTTTGCAGTCAGGCATTTGTGAGATTATACAGAAAGGAAGCAGGACTTTGATTTACTTATCGGACATCAGAGATTGGCTCAAAAGCGTTACCTCAGCCGAGCATTATTACATCGGTAAACTCGACAACAAGCAGGACAGGTCAATCGGTGTGTATTCATTAAAGCAGTCGGGAACACCCACAAGGGCAATCGGCGGTGAAAGTACCTACGATACAATAAGCGTGTCTTTGCTTATCCATTACACCGACAACGCAAGAGAAACAGAGGAGTTTGCACGCAGGCTTTACGAAACGCTTTACGGCATTAAAAATGTTGAAATTAAGGAACACAAAATCTATATAATCGAACTGCTCACGGAAGAACCCGTTGATGTGGGAACAGACGACAAGGGTGTGTATGAGCAGGTCATTGAAGTTAAATTTTATTACGAAAGGAAGTAATTTTATGGCAAAAGTTGAATCGGGAGTATTCCCATGCTATGAAAATCAGTTTGCGGTTGGCAAGGCAGGAACAGAATCCGCCACGACAAATATTGCTAACTGCGAAGAATTTTCTGTTGCATTTGACAACGGTGTTGAGGAATGGACAGCCTTTGAAAACGAGGGCTGGAAGTCAAGGCTTATGACAGCAAAGTCAATCACAATTTCGGTAAAGGGCAAGCGTACAATCGGTGACGCAGGCAATGACCAGATTGCCGCCCTTGCATTTGAAAACGGCAGAAAGACAGAAGTTTCGTTTATGTGGACCTTCCCCAACGGTGCAACCGTCCTCTTTAAAAATGCAGTTGTATCCGTTACATCAAACGGTGCAGGCGCAAGTACGGGTGTTGCTCCGCTTGAATTTGAAGTTATGTCAAACGGCAAGCCGGTATATACAGCAGCCGCTTAAAAAATGAAAGGAATGAACGATTATGTCAAAGTTAATTGATATTACAGACAAGCTTAATTTTGAGGAAAAGCCGAGTGTCAGAGTTAAAAATGTTGACCTTGCAATCAACAATGACGCAGTTTCAATGCTCAAAGTTGCGGCACTTTTTGAGGACGGCAACGGTAAAAGTAAAGATGTTATCGAAATGTATCATCTTCTTTTTGATGAATCCGAGAGAGAAAAGATTGAAAAGTTACAGCTGAATATGCACGATTTCAACGTCCTTATCAGCGAATCCGCCAAAATCGCAACAGGCGATTTGACTGACGAGGGGGAAGCTCAGACCCCGGCTACGACCTGATTGATGACTTTGATTTAATCGTGTCGAGCTTTCGCTCGGAGTACGGGGTCAGCATTTATTCAAAGGATTTTGCTAAAATGAGTTGGAATGAGTTCTGCTCACTTCTGCAAGGCTTAGGACCCGAAACACCGCTTGCAAGAACGGTTCAAATTCGCCTTGAAACCGACAAAGAGGTCTTGAAAAACTTTACTTCGTCACAGCATAAAATCCGCAACAAGTGGCGGTCAAGGAATATAAAGCACTATTCAGACGAAGATATGAACACCGTTCTTGCAGAATTTCAAAACTTTTTTGCTAATCTGTAAATTTGTACATAATTTTCGCTGTATCTACAAAATTCTTGACAATGTTAATATATAGTGATAAAATGTAACATACACTAACAAATTTATTAAGGAGAGTGTATGTTTATGAAATGTCCACATTGCGGAAACGAATTAAAGGACGATGCAAAATTTTGCGACAAGTGCGGTGCAGGCTTTGGCGGAAACGATTCAACCTCGGCAACCGTAAATCCTGTAAATGCGAAGAAGAAAATTTACAAGCGTTGGTATTTTTGGGTTATTATCGTTGTTGCTATTATGATTGTTGGCGGTGTAAACGGTGCAATTAACGGTAACAGCGGTTCAAACAAATCAAAGCAGGAAACTACTGTTGCAAATCAGAGTTCAGAAAAAACAACTGAAAAAGCGACAGAAGCACCGACCACAAAAGAAGTTGCAACAGAAAAGCCTACTAAAGACCCGAAGAAGGTTGAAAAAGAATTTAAAGACGGTTGCAAAACAGTCGACTTTAAAACTCTTTCAAGAAACCCTGACAAGTACAAAGGTAATGACTACAAGTTTGAAGGTCAGATTATTCAGGTTCAGGAAGGCTGGGGCGATTCGGTTGACCTGAGAATCAATATAACCAAAGAAGAAAATGAGTATCTTGATGAACCATTGTGGACTGATACAATCTACGCAACTGTAGAAATTCCTGACGGTGCGGACAAACTCCTTGAAGATGATGTAATCACATTCTGGGGAACTTGTGACGGCGACTATACATATGAAACCGTAATGGGCAACAATGTGTCACTTCCGAAAATCGACATCAAATACTACGAACTCAACAACTAAAACAAAAAGCCACTCCAAATGGGGTGGCTGTTCTTTTGCAAAATTTTATTAGCGTACATCATAACGGTGTGCGCTGTTTTTATGCCTGTTTTTAAAGAATCTAAAATGAAAGGAAGTGGTGAATATGGCGACAAAGGCGGGTGAAATTGAGCTTGATGTCAGGCTTACGGGTGATGATATTTCCAAAACATTGCATAAGATTTCCGATTCAATTTCAAAAAAGTTTGATTCGGCATTTTCAAGTCTTTCAAAAGATTTTGAAAATGTAAGCACGGATATGAAACAGTCCTTTTCAAAGGTTGCGGAGGGCGTTTCTCAGAAAACCGATAAAGAGTTTTCAAACATCAAAAGCAGCGGTGAGCAGTTAAGCAATTCGGTTTCATCTTCGTTTAAGAAAATAGGAATGGCTGTGGTTGCCGCTTTTTCTGTTGCAAAAATCAAGGAGTTCGGTCAGCAGTGCATTGAATCGGCTGCGGAAGTCAATGCGGCAAATTCGCAGTTTGAGCAGACATTCGGCACAATGCAGTCACAGGCAGAATCAGCCATTCAGAGCGTTGCCGATCAAAGCGGTATTCTTGAAACCCGATTGCAGGGCGTCGGCACAAGCATTTATGCCTTTGCAAAAACTACGGGTATGGACAGTTCAAGTGCTTTGGGTATGATGCAGGAGGCTTTGCAGGTAACAGCCGACAGTGCCGCATATTATGACCGTTCGCTTGAAGACACCGCAGAAAGCCTGAAATCGTTTCTCAAAGGCAACTTTGAAAATGATGCCGCACTCGGTTTGTCCTGTACTGAAACCACACGAAATGCGGCGGCTAATAAGCTGTATGGCAAGTCATTTACGGATTTGTCGGAATCGCAGAAACAGCTCACGCTTTTGCAAATGGTCAAGGACGCTAATCAGCTTTCGGGTGCTATGGGACAGGCAAGCCGTGAAGCAGACGGTTGGGAGAATGTAACGGGCAACCTCAGAGAAAGTTGGAAACAGCTCCTTGCCGTAGTCGGTCAGCCTATTCTTCAGGTGGCAACTCAGGTTGTAAAGCGGTTGAGTTCCGCACTTGCGACTTTAACGGAATATGCCAAAGGTGCGGTTGAATCGCTTTCAAAGGTCTTCGGCTGGGATACAGGCAACAACACCGCAAGCAATATCAAATCTGCGTCCGATTCTGCCAAAAGCCTTACGGATACGGCAGATGACAGTTCAAAGTCACTTGATAATGTTCAGAAAAGTTCCGAAAAAGCAAAGAGAAGTGTTGCGGGCTTTGATAAGCTGAATGTGCTTTCAAGTACCGATAGTTCTTCAAAGTCAGATACATCTTCATCAAAAAGCTCATCAGGCGGTTCATCGGGCGGAGCTGTTGCAAAGAATGTTGTCAAGGACACAAGCAAAAATCTTTCGGGGGCATTCAAAAATCTATACGAAAAAAGCGGATTCAAAGGCTTTGTCGAGAATGTACAGAAAGGTATTAACAAGGTTGATTGGTCAGCTATAGGCAAGAACTGCAAAACCATTTTTGATAATGCTGTTCCCATAGTTCAAAAGGCATTTGGCACAATGCAAAAGGTCGGTTCTGCAAAACTCGGGGCAATCGGCTCTGCATTCGGAGCGGTTGCGACAATCGGCGGAAAGTCGTTTCAGACCATTTCAGGCGGTGTTGCTAAGTGGATCTCAAAAGACAGGGAAAAGATTATCGGCTTTATCGATACCATAGGCAACAATCTTACAAACGGCTATAACAACCTTTCAACCTTTTTTGATAATTTCGGTACACTTGCAGGCAATGCAATTGACAATGTTCGCCCTCAAATGGAAGAATCAATTTCCAATCTTTTAAGCGGTCTTACAACCTTTGCGGGTTCAGTCGGCGAAGTTGTTTCGGGTGCGTTTTCAATCGCAACCGAAAGCCTTGTTGAATGGACTGAAAATGACGGTGCAACAATCACAGAATTTCTTGAAAATTTACAATTGCAGTTTGCAGATGTGTTTGACTTTATCGGTCAGATTTTCGGAGATATCGGAACAATTATCAGCGAATGGTGGAACGGCAACGGACAGCAGATTTTTCAGAATGTCTGCAATATGTTTACCAATATCGGCACAACCCTGATGAATGTTTACAATCAATGGATTAAGCCTGCGTGGGATTTTATCGTAGCAATCGTAAAGTCAGCTTGGGAAAACTGGCTGAAGCCTGTTTTTGAAGGTGCAATAAACTTCTTCGGCAAGGTTGCAGACTGTGTTTCAACCGTGTGGAATAACTTCCTGTCACCGTTTGTAAACTGGCTTGTCAGCTTTTGGGGACCTATATTTCAGAATGTTTTCAATGCCGTAAAAAGAGTGTTTGATAATGTGTTTACATTTATCGGTGGGTTGGTTACCTCTATACAGAAAACATTCGGCGGTCTAATTGACTTCATTACAGGTGTTTTCTCAGGCGATTGGAACAAAGCATGGCAGGGTATCTACGACTTCTTCAAAGGCATTTGGGACGGCATTTGCGCCGTGTTTAAGTTCATTATAAACGCAATCATTGACGGCATAAATGCGTTGTGGACGGGTATTTATAACTTTGTTTCGGGCGTTGTTAATTCAATCGGCGGAATAGCCGGTATTATCGGAGCGGCTTTTGGACAGGATTGGAGCTTTTCAATGCCTGAAAATCCGCCTCTCATTCCGAGATTTGAAGAACCCACGGAATCACCGGCACGAAAATTTGCAAAAGGCGGTATTGTTAAAGCTCCGACACTTGCGGTTGTCGGCGATAACGCAGGCGCTAACAGCGGTAACCCTGAGGTTATTTCTCCTCTTAACAAGTTACAGGGTATGCTCGACAATTCGGGCGGTCAGGATACAGTGATTCTCACACAAATTCTTGACCTGCTTAAACGCATTTATGAAATGTTCATTATCTTTCGCAATAACGGCGGCAACACTTATTCATTTACTGCCGAGCTTGAGGGTTCAACGCTTTTTGAAGAAATGATAAGACAGGATGAGCTTTACAGACGCAGACACAACGGTAAATCCGCATTTGCATAAAGGGGGAAATGATATGTCAAATTATAACGGCTATTTGCTTAAATTCGGAAACAACATAATGCCGAATAAGTACATTACCGCATTTTCGTCAACTCCGAATCAGCGACTTGAAACTTCTGCGGAACGAGATCAGAACGGTACGCTTCAAAGGGCAACGCTGCCAAATTACAAAACAAAAATTTCGTTTTCAACTCACATTCTTCATCTTGACGAAAAGATTGATTTTCAGTCGATTATCAACCTCTCAATGGCGAATAAGTTACAGAGGAAGTGCAGGGTAACTTATTGGAACGATGAAACGAACAGCTATTACACCTCTTATTTTTATATTCCTGATATTGAATATACCGTAATGAATGCTGAAAAGAATGATATAACCTATCAGCCGATTACGGTTGAGCTGATTGAGTATTAAGGGGTGATTCTTAAAAATGCTTGTATCTAAAGAAATTGCTGATAAGCTGAAAACAAACACACTTTACAACACCGTTGCCCTGCATTCTCCTGACGGTAGTTTTGAGGATATAACCGGCGAAAGTATCGTGCTTGACAGCTTTTCACTTGAAAATGAAATCGTTGAAAAAGAATTGAAATTCGGCGGTTGCATAGCCTCTGAAATGAGCGTGAAACTCATTGATTATGATTGCTCGGCTTTGATAAGAAAGACGGTACAGGTCATCATAACGGCAACATATCTTGAATCAGAGCTGTATCCGTCAGATGATTTGTACCCGTCAGATACTCTTATTTGTCCTGCCGAAACAGGAACGGTTGAATGTCCTGTTTTCTACGGTAAAATTCAGTCGGCTCAAAGAGATAAAAAACAGCGTAACATCGTCAAAATCACAGCCTATGACGCTTTTTATGATATGTCAAAGGTGGATATGTCTTTGTGGTTTGCAGGCAAAGAGAACGAGGACGGCAGTTTTGCTTATGGTTATGCGCACTATCAAAAAGACGATAATTTTAAGAGCTTTTATTCAATAATCGCAGAATTTGCCAAAGATTATGCAATTACAGGGGTTTCACCGCCGAGCTTATCTGTCTTTAGTGTACCGCTGAAATTTGATGATACCTGCGTGGAAAAGGTTATAAAGGACATTACCTTGTCAGATTTAATCCAAGCTTATGCAGAATTAACTTTGAGCTTTGCCGTTATAGATGCCGACGGAAAAATGCGTTTTAAAAGGCTGTATTCTCAATCTTCCGTTGAAACAATCGATTCGTACAAAGATTTATCCTTTGAAGATTACGAACTTGAGCCTATCCGTATGTACAGTGCTAAGTTTGCTGATAAAAAAGCGTTTTTGTATGGCAACAGTAACGATTTTTCGTGGTATGTTTCCGATAACATTTTGATGAGGTGCAGAACAACAGCAAGTGATATCGGCATAAAATATAATTCTGTTAATTTTTTTGGTGATGTATATAAATACCGCCCGACAAAAATTAAGCTGTTTTCGTATTGGTGGCTTGAGGCAGGCGATAAGTACACAATTAAAACTCCGTTTGAAGATTTGCCGACAATCGAAACATTTGTGTTCAATAAGAAAATGAACGGATTTATAACTGCCCTCACATCAAAGGGCGAAAAACGATTAGGAAAGGAAGTAAAAGAAAATGAACAAATACAATAAAATTGTCTTTGTGAACGGCTCTGCTCCGCCCCTCAATGCCGATAACCTCAACCATATGGACGAGGGGATTGAACGGGCAACAGACGGGGCAATTGCACTTGAAACCGAAATAGCCACGGCAAGAGGCGGTCAAAATTCGCTTGGAGCAAGGTTTGATACGACCGACGCAAATCTTGCAAGTAAAGCCAATAAATCGACAACGCTTGCAGGGTACGGAATTACGGACGCATATACGAAGGAAAGAACAGACCAAAAACTTGCCCAAAAGCTCAATTCAATGCCGTTCGACAGCGAACCAAAAAATAACAGCCCGTGTTACCTCACAAGCGGTACGGTTTACAATGCTCTGCTTGTGAAAGCAGATAAAACCGCCTTGGCGACTAAATACGATTCGTCAAATATTGAAAGCGGAACATCAACTCTTACACCGTACTCTACTCAGATTGATAAAATAAAATCTGCAACTTGCCTTTATGAAAGAATTGGCGATATCGTTATTGTAAATGTCACCGTCATTATGAACGCAACATCTTTAGGCGGAACATCTACAATAGCTTTGCTCAATATGCCTTTCTCAAACAAATCGGATGTGATTGTTCATGATATCGGCATAAGCAAAAACGGCGGAATGTTCAGAGGAAGTGCAAGTAAATCAGCTTGGCTGCAGTTTACTCCGCTCAATAAACAGGCTTATAATTTCGTCGCTGATGAGCAGGTAAACTTTTCTTTGATTTACAAAATATAAAAATAACGGAGGTATGAAAAAATGGAACTTAAAGAAAAAATCACACTCGATATGCTCACGAAGGACAGCGTGTCGGTACTCAGACAACAGTTTTTGACCTTTAACGGTGAAGAAATGCAGGTAGGCGGAAACATCCGCAATGCATATATGAATGACGAATTCGGCAGAGAACAGCTCAAAACGGTGCTGTCGGATGAATACTATAACGCCGTTATGGCTGTATGGGGTGATAATCCAACCGTTGATGAGCCGACAGAAAGCGAGGTGTAAGCGATGAAGATTGATATTGTACAGCTTGCCGAAATCATATCTGCGTTAGCCTTAATTGGCGGTGTTGTATTTGGTGTTTTTAAATTTATCGAAAACAACAAAAAGCAGAACGCTGAAATCAAAAAAATCAAAGGCGAGCAGACCTTGACTATGTACGCTCTGCGTGCTTGTCTTGACGGCTTAAAACAGCAGGGTTGCAACGGTCGAGTGACCGAGGCAATCAATAAGATTGATAAGTACCTCAACCAGTCGGCACATTCGGCGGAAGATTTAAATTGAAAGGATGATAATAATGAAAATGACAAACAAAATCTATGATGTACTTAAATACATTGCTCTTATCGTACTGCCTGCAATCGGTACACTTTACTTTGCCGTAGCAGGCATTTGGGGCTTGCCATACGGCGAACAGATTGTAGGCACTATCACAGCCGTTGATACCTTCTTAGGCGCTCTGCTCGGCTTGTCAGCTTATAAATATAACAAAACAGACGAAAGCGAGGAATAATTATGGTTTTATCTAATACTGTTGACAAAATGTTAAGCGAAGATTACAAAGAAAGGTTTATCGCTGAATATCAGCAGTTATCAATCCGCCACGACGGCTTAAAGAAAATGCTTGATAACTGGGATAAAGGGAATCTGAATTTTATTCCGACTTGCCCACGCAGTACATATGACTTGCAAATTAAAGCAATGAACGATTACAGAGCCGTACTTGAAGCAAGGGCAGTTATGGAAAATATCGACTTGAAAAAATTATACGCAGAAAGCGAGGAATAATTATGAGTAATTCAAAACTTGTTAATTACACAAAATTAAGCCCAAACCACAGTGGTAAACGCACACACAGTATTGACCGCATTACTCCGCACTGTGTTGTAGGTCAGTGCAGTGTCGAAACCCTCGGCAACATCTTTATGAATACAGCCTGTGAGGCAAGCTGTAACTACGGAATCGGCTATGACGGCAGAGTGTTGCTTTGTGTTGACGAAGGAAACCGCTCTTGGTGTAGTTCATCAAATGCAAATGACCAGAGGGCAGTCACAATCGAATGTGCAAGCGACACGGTAGCTCCGTACACGATGAACAGTAAAGTGTACAACAAACTTATTGCACTATGCGTTGACATCTGCAAGCGTAACGGCAAAACTAAACTGCTTTGGTTTGGAAATGAGGACAAGACGCTAAATTATTCACCAAAGTCAAATGAAATGGTATTGACTGTACATAGGTGGTTTGCGAATAAATCTTGCCCGGGCGACTGGCTTTATAACAGGCTTGGCAATCTTGCAGACGAAGTAACTGCACAGCTCGGCGGTAAAACATCAAATAAGGAGAATGAGGAAATGATTAAATACGGTTCACACAACACAGCAACACTTGCATTCAAAAAGCAGTTAATTACTCTTTACAATATGAAAGTTATTAAAACAAAGGTTGATAACTCGAACGGCTTCGGTGACGGCACACTTAAAGCCGTTAAAGAGGCACAGAAGGCAGGCAAGGTTACAGTTGATGGCATTGTCGGCGAAAAGACAATCAATGCGATTTATCATCTTATCAACGATGGCATCAGGGCTAAGGACAACAAAATTGCCAACGCAAAAAAGGCACTCGGCTAATCTAAAATAATCAAATACATAATTGCAAAAATATTCCCCTCATCCGCCGCAAAAAGTGGGTGAGGGGAATTTGTTATTTGTAGATTTGTTAGCTACCTGTTAGCTGTGTGTTAGCTACGATATGTATTTTTCCGTGTTTTAGAGTGATTTAAGTATAGCAAAACCCCAGTAAACATCGTATTTACTGGGGTAAAAAGCTATGGTGCAGGTAACAGGACTTGAACCTGCATGAAATTGCTTTCACATGGACCTGATGATTACACCACTTCGGTGTAAGAATATTTAAGTTCCACTTTTAATTCATACACTATATCATAATAACGTTTTGACTACAATCTTCTGACTAGCTTTATGTTAGTTGAATATCTTACTTTTATTAACAAAAACGGAATTCATTATGTTACATATTCCCATTCACTAAAATATTTATTTACTTCATCTTCGTCAACTCTATTCAGTTTTACATCTTTTCTTTCATACCACAAACAATAGGCGATGGCCAATTTCTTTGCATCATCACCTAGTTCTGAAAATACTTGAGTTGATTTGAGTGATACAATGCTATTATAGGCATCTTCGTCGCTTAAAACGCCTTCAAAATTATCTTTTTGAAAGCTCCATCCATTACCTTGTCCCGAACTCCAATGATTTGCCGTTATTTTAAGATATTTTGGAATATTAGAAGGTATCCTAAGTTCTTTCTTAACATAAATATCTAATGAATCCTTATCAATATTACGCCAGAAGATGTATGTAGGATAAAAATATGTTAAGTCAAATAGATTTAGAGTTTTAGAAGATTCTATTAGTTTATCTATTATTATTCTTTCCAAGTTACTTAGCTGTTCTTCTGAAATTATTCTATAGTTATAATCAATATCTTTACCTATTCGTCCATAAGAATATTCTATTTGAAGTACTAAATCAACTACAATTGATAATTCGTCCGATGAATAAGAGTTGATTAACTCTATGATTCTTTGTTCAGCTTCATCTTGAGAATATGTTTTCATTATTTTCCATATGCAATTAGCTATAAATGTACTCGGAGTAGGATTAAATATTCCTCCTGATTTATGATTTGAGGGTATTGTTAATGCTATAATGAGTTCATTTAAAAATATTGACTTTCTATTTTCTGGTATATCAGGAACATATGAAAGCAGTTCTCTTGAATATTCGAGCATTTTATCGTTTTTTATTAGTTTGTTAAAATAATTATTTAGTTTTTCTCTATCAAAATCGTTTATGGATTCTAATATTTCTTGTTTTGAAATAGCTACATCATCTAACGATAAATTAAAATATAAGCCAGCACGGGTACGACAGGCAATCTTTTGCTTTTTTCTTAACTCATCATCAGAATCCCCAGAGTGATGATATCCCCCTGTCAACCGTGAAAATTTTGGAAATAACGTCTGTACTATTTGTATCATTAATTCCGGATTATCATATATTTCCTGAAATTCTTCTAATCTCTTACTATATGCTTCTTTTTGTTCAACCCCAGAAATTCCTCCTGTATAAACACTTCCGCAAATACTATCAGTATTTTTATATATCCAGTTGTAAATATTTGAGGCACATATTTGTAGCGTAGTAATTGCGAGTAAGTCAATACAATTTGTTTCATCATGCATTAGGCTATATTTAAACTGATAGACATTAATTATTCTGTTAACATCCCTAATGCTTTTAATAAAGGGAGATATACAATAATTGAAAACACTATCCCAATAACTTTTTTCAAAATTAGAACAAGGTATTTCGCCAAACCAGAGTTTATTCAGTTTTTCAAAGAAAACGCTCTGAACTAAGTCGCCTTTTGCTTCTGGAATATTGAATGGTACCTGTATTATCTTTTCAAGATATTCTTCACCGTTGCATTTTTGCTCTTCACTTAGTGCTCTTACAACAACTTCTCTGTCAAAAGAAAGCAAATAAATAAGATTCGGAAAACCAGCCAATGAATTAACTAACTGAAAAATCAGTTTAATTTGATTATTGTTTAATCTGTCAATATCATCAATAATCACGATGAATTTGTGACTTTGATGACGTAACGCCTTAGTAACTTCTTCTTTCTTTTTATTAAGATTGTTATCATTACCGTTGGATAGCTTTTTTCCCGTTTTCTCCATAATCCACTTTATCGGTTTTATATATTTTCCGGCAACAGGTATGTTTTCTGCATATTCGAAAACTGTAGAATATTCTTGCAAGGCTTTTCCAACTTTATACAGGCTTTCACTCTTTGAATTAACATTAAGCTCTGCAAGCATAGTTGAAAAAAACTGAGTAATCAATTGAGTTTGGTCTGAATAATTCCACGGATTAAAATGTACAATTATCGGTTTTTCGTCCTCACTATAATTTTGTGTAAGTGTGTTTATATATGTTTCTACCATATTAAGAATAGAAGTCTTTCCAGATCCCCATTTGCCGCATAGACTAATTGTAAAATTATCTGTATTTGTGTATGATAATATTGCTTTTGCGAGTTGCTTTGAAAAAGACGCTCTATTTAATAAGTCAGAGCTAATGTTATCAATTGGCTTATCTGTATTAAACAT